TTCCTCAACACCCTCGCTAAAACTGGTATCTAGTCTGTTGGATTCGGGCGAGGCAAAGTCAATGGTAAACAAGTAATTACCAAAGTGAAACTGCTTATCCTTGCCAAAGAACTTAACCTTCAGACCCCGTAGGTTTGACTTCTCAATCACCGCCATATCGTATGAAAGGCAGTCCCATATTTGTAAATGGTCTAAGGGTAACGGCTCGGCTACTTCCTTCCATACATACGCACTAATGGGTAGCTTGTCGTACAACGCCCCGTAGTTGGTCAGCATGGATTCGATACGAAACGCTTGACCCTTGATTGCCTTGGCAGTCATCCACACACAGGGTTCTAACTCACCATGACCCTTCTCGTGGTTATAGAGAAACTCTTTACGCACAAAGCATTTGACTGGTGGTATGTTAGCAACTAGGAATGTCATTTCTCTTGTGCCTTGTTCACTATCTGATGTAGATACATTCGTATTGCTATTGACATATTTATTCCATGCTTTTTAAAAATTGCGTTAGCAGTTTCTTTTGTTTTTGTATCTATCCTTACTCTAATCATGTGATCTTTGTTCATTTCTGAATCCTTTCCCACAACTCAGACAACGGCATCCCTTTAATTTCTCTCCAGCCAATGTGTATACAGGCATACATAATGAACAGGAAGAACGCAAAGACCACAGCAAAGATCAGCACCGCACAGGTGGCTACAAACAGGGCAAACATATTAAGTATGGTGACTATCATATCAATGTGCCATTAACATTACAGTCAAAACAAAAAGAAGAAACATAATGTAAACCCGTTTAATCCAATACTCTCTGTTCAGTATGCGTGGGTCGTGGATAAGGTAACTTTGCAACTCCAACATATCTTCATCGTATTCAATGTATGGTGGGTTAACCAACTTGTTTAGATACACTTCGTTGCCTATCTTAATCTTGCCGTTGTTGTATGGGGTTTCTTTCATTCGTTACTCCCTGAAAATTGTTCGCTTTTAACTTCCATCAAACGTTTATTAAGACCATCTACCTTCTCATACTTTTTTAAAACTAATTGATCAGATGACATACACTTCTTATCTTTTTGTCGATATAAAGTTCCTGTTATGGCATCCATCAGGTATGTGGTTTTATATTCATCGGTAGCTATGTAGACTGGTGTTAATACTCTTTCTATTCCACTAATGTAGCCAAGATAAAGTTCCTTGTCAGCAATCCACGTTCTTTTAGAAGAGCTTTTCGGTCCGACTGGGAAACAACTGTTAGTCATAGCTGTCATCCCATTTATAGACTTACGAATTGATGTTGTTTTTAACATTACTTCCCTCCTTTACGCTTTTAAATAGTTTTGACTCTATATAACGAATGATCGCTGATTGATCTGCAACAAGATTGCGTAAACCATTTGTTTTTTCTTCAAGAGCATCGCACTTGGATCGCCATTCCAAACACCATTTGTTTAATTGATCATTTTCTTTTTGAAGTTCAATTACTCTTTTGTCGTCAGCCACTTTAGATGGTTCTTGAGTGATGTATACACCATCATCGTCAAGAGCAATTCTTTTGGTTTTACGCAAATAAGCTAAACCTGCATACACCTTTGACGGCTGTCCACCTATTAACTTAATAAGTTCTTTTGGCTTTTTGCCACCTTGAATATTTAATATGTCAAGGATCTGTTTTGTTGCTGATTTCTTTTTCATTACTTTCTCCTGTTGATAACAAACTAGGAAGATATTTAACGTCCTCTTCCCTTACGACGAGAGATACACCACCTGCCTCGATGATCTTTTTAAGATTCATTTCTTGTAAGGCTGTTAGTCTACCTTTTCCCGCTTTGGTTTCAATGCCTATGAACTGCCCTTTTAGACAAACCAAAAAATCAGGTGCGCCCTGTCTCCCGTAACCTCCGGTGACTGGCATCACATAGTAAGCGCCAAGCGCATCAAGCACTTGGCGTACGGATTTTTTTACTTTACCTTCAGGTGTCGTTGCCACCCGATTCTCCTATGAAGACCCAAAATATATTTTCTGATATACGTCTACCAACGGTCTCGACTTCTTGGTCATGCTGATTGTGATCGAGTAACATTAGTACCGCAAGCTTATCTTGCACCCATTTTGGTAATTCGTCAACCCCTGCGTAACATTTTTCTAACTCAGGTTGAAAATTATCTAACAGTTCATAGCAGTCAGTTATAACACTTCCGTCTTCGTTAATCTTTATTCTATAAATAGGATATTTCTTTGCATGTTCTATGTAAGCTAACAGCAAACTTTCAGGGGCTGAAAGCATGTTTTGCCCCCTTGCATCTTTCCAGTTTGCATGAAAGCCTAGATCATAGAATAAACTTATGTATAGATCTTTTTCTTTACTATATGAAATGTTGCGTAGCATCATTCAGACCTTTCTATCCAGTAATGTTTTTCATCTATTTTCATACCAACATTAGTTACATATTGTTTAGGTTCTAGAATTGCAAGCGTAGCAACACCGCCCAATATGTCTTGTGGTGCTGATGACATAGGGAATGTTTGCATATCTGAACCAAAGGTCGCTGACGATGCATGTCTTAAGTTGTTAGCCCGTTGCACATCTATGTAGGTATCTCCACCTACGTTATATAACCGCACAAATAAGGCATAGACTTTTTTGTCTTTCTCTTCGTCGTAGATCTCAACTCGTTCAGGTAAGACTTTCATAATGTCTTGAAATTGTTGACTAACAAACGTAACCCCTTGATTCTTAAGGTTTAATAGTTCTTTAATCCACAAGTCTTTAGCGTAACTAATGGGGTCAAGCGTACTAGTCATTTGATTTCGTGCATGCGTAAGTGCTGTTTGCGAATTTGAAGCAATACTGTCATACGAATACGTAGCAAGTTCTTTAGTAGAAAATGGGGTTAAGTATTTCTTTGCATTGATTATGGCTTTCTTAATATCTAAAGTCATTACCATATGGAATTGATCTCTACCCTCTCTAAATTTTGGGTTACGTATTTTACGGCTATGCACAACGTATGTAGGCTTACCGCTTTTGGTTGCACTGAAATCACCAAAACCTATGTGACCAATTTGATAGGGGCAATCTTCCATAGTCACAAGAAAATAACTCATAACGTGGCAACGATTACCTGTTTGTGTATCTGTTTCTAATACGTCATTACATGCAACAAATTTAACGTGTGGCATGATCTTTTGTACTTCTGACAAAAATTCTTTCATTTCTTTTGATACAGCCATACCATCATAGCTGTGTGTCCACCCCTGCTCTTCTATTGATTTTTTTGTTCGTTCAACTCTTGATCTAAACACACTACTTGTTAACCATTCATTTATATGCGTAGTCATAACCATTCTCCTGTTAAGTTATTTATCGTAATTCCACCGCTTGCGCACCTGCTACTTTTCTTAATACTTTCTTAAATTCACTGAAAGCTTTTTTACGTGTTGGATTGAACCTACCATCAGTATTATCATCACCACTATGGAACACTCCTGCGTTATAACAAGCCAAAGCACACAAAGCCATGCGATTATCATGCTCAGGGTTTTCTAGTATCTCTTTGACAAGATCAGGACTTATTTGTCTGTCCCAATACCAAAATGAACTTTCAAAAACTTCGGCATAGCCCTGTCTTGTACTACGATCTTTCATAGTGTCACCTAGAATCGGCATAACAATATGCGCCCAATCCCACATCTCTTTGATCAAAGGATCATACTTATTGACAAGATCTTTATCCAAACGACGTAACTTCATGGGTAATAGCTCAGTTGTGCGTGTAAACTTACCGCCAACATGTTTGAACTGTATGTAATAGTCTTTATCCATCACCCAGTTTTTATTAGCATCTAGCTTAAGTTTGAACTTAGGTAAATAGTGTTCAGATACTTTCTCAGTACCCCACCCTCTACCACCTTCAACAACATAATGTTTGCCATTCTCTATCCTGAACCACAACGGATCAGGTAAGTACGCACTTAAGAATGAGTAACGACTTAGACTGTATGACCCACTTGAACACAAACGAACAGTCAAGTAATCTCCATCTTCTTTGCGTTCCCAAATGATTGGTGCGTACTCTGTTACATCAGAACCAGTTTGATGCATGTAAAGACTATCATGCAATACATATTGTGTATCGCTTACTTTAATGATTCTGTTAAACCAATTACGACGAACTCCCAACGGGCGAATGTCCAAACTTTTTCGTGCGCCTCGCAATGGTTTAACATTGTTGTATTTTGATACTACTTCGTCAAAGCTATTCACAGTCATATTGTTCTTCATATTGTTCTCCTTAACAATCTACGATTTGAACACTCTCACCATCGTCCACGACTTTGGCTCTTCCCTTCGCCACTTGTCTTAACTTGTAGACAGTGAACTGCTTGAAGTTCTTAGCATCATGCTTAGATATAAAATATAAAAGCGTCATGAATGATGCCCACACTACTAAATACATTTCTGCGACTGATAAAGTCATATCATTCTCCCGATTTTTTGATACCAGTTTTGCCTGTAAAGTTACAGACACATTTAAATATGTACTGTCTTGCCAACATCGGCAGTTGCACGTTTGTTATTCAAGATGCACCACAAGACAGGTACAGACCAAGTACCCCACCCACCTACATAGCCATCGGTTAGCATGACTACGCATTCAGGTTTAATACCATGCTCATTAAGATATTGAGGCACACAGGTTGCATCAGTACCCCCACCCCCTGCAGGTTTAGTTGCATGCACCAATCCATCTAGTTCATCTTGTAGGTAGACTTCTTGCTTACGCACTTCAGTATCCCAATAAAGCAATCTCACCTTGCTAGGTTTAACTGTGTCACAGATACCCTTGATCTCGGATAGGAAAGCATTTAGATCTTCCTGTCCAATAGAACCTGACGTATCTATACCAAGTACGATCTCACCCAGTGATTCACTGATAGCTGACGGCATGAGTATGTCCATACCAACATAACGACGATTAGGTCTACGCCATGTTGAATAGTCTTTACCTGCACAAGTTGTTGTTACGAAGTCACGCAATAACTCCCGCCAATCTTGCTTTGGATCAAGTAACTCACCAAGATCACGATTAGCACCTGACCCGACCTTACCTGCCAAGATCGCACCTTGACGCAAAGCATTGTCAATTTCTTTGGCTAGATCCTTCTGCTCTTGATCAGACATTTCCTGTGCTTCATCCCAGTTGTGTTCATCAAAAGGGTTGTAATCGTCACCATCCCCTCCCTGCCCTGACTGTAATAGCTTGAACACTTTGGCTGAGTCCATATCGGCAAACGAGTTATCTATCAATGCACCATTAGGTATCTTGATCCACCCTTCCTTGCATGCATCGGTGTTAGCAAGTTTAAGATTGATAACATAGTCACAGGCACGGTTGGCTTTGTCATGATCCACATCATGTAGATGTTTCCATGTAGTCAGGTGCTTGTACATTTTGTGATAACACTCATGCAGTACAACGAATCTGAATTCGGCATCAGATAGTTCATCTACAAACTTCCTACCATATGCCTCATCACGACCATTAGTACATGCAGTCTTTACCTTGTCATCCACAATCTTTGTGCCGATCATGATTACCCCCGTCAAGGCAATAAACTCGTCACGACCAATAATGTCAATGACCGCCTTGCGTAATCTTTGTTCTGCCACGAGTGGCTTACCTATTGATAACATTATTTGTTCTCCCCATCTTCCAAGTCTTTAGCTAATTTTCTTAATACATCTTCGGGAATCCATAGCATCATGTTCTCCACTAAAAAGGCGATGTCCGAATTAAACAAATACTCGACCACCCTTTCACGATCTCTGCCTGTTAACATAACATTCTCCTGTAAGGTTACGGATTACTTCTTGTCCGCAGTGAACATGTAATTGTTAGCCATGCACCAATCGGTAAACTTCTTATTGGTCATGACCAAACCTTGCTTCTTGTACTTCGGACTACGAACCTGCATAGCAAAGAACCCCTGTGATTCGGAATCCAAACGATTGAGGTAAGTCATCCAAGGATCTACGAATTCTTTAGACATGGTTGACAATGCTCGGTGTACCACCATCATGATTGCTGATGATGTTTCGGGTAGCTTGGCAGTCTCAGGGCTTGTCTTAATTTCTTCGTGCTTGGGCAACTGATCTACCAGTTCGATAAAGCTACGCAAGTCTGCACCTGCCTTTGCACCAATTGTCCCCATAAGGTTACTCTGAAGTGCGTTAGATGTGATCTCATCTTTAGCCCATAACCAATTACTTGCCAATGCCAATGATCGTGGTGTAACGAACGAGGGTCTTTGTGCCTTTGGATGAAAGATATATGGGTTATCGTCAGGATTAGGAACGTCCTCGAAAGATTGGAACAACTTGTCCCCTTCATCTGCCACCCACATAATCAATGCAGGGTGTATCCCATTGTTATAGGCAAAGTTCTCGATCCACAATTGTGGTGTAGGTTTAGCCATACGAACAACAGTAATACGATTGCGATGATGTGGCATGAGTAAGTCACCCACCCCCTCACCACCTAGGTTAGTAGTGGCAAATACGATAGACCCTTCGGGTAACTTCTTACCACCTACCTTGTGACTAAGCATAGTTTCCATACAGGCATTCTTGACATTCGGATTCATCTTGCCGTACTCGTCGAACATAAGAATGACAGGCTTGCCATGATGTAGACCAAACTCTTCATTCGGCACGAATCGTACGAACTGAGCATCGTCATCCATGCCCAAGATTTTGGGTATATATAGATCACCCAAGTCTTTTGTTGTGCCATCGAATAGACAAGGCACATGTGTAGGTAGTTTCTCTGCCAATATCTTAAGGATTGAGGATTTACCTGTACCCATGTGACCCATGACTAGGGTCGTACCATTGCGGTTTGCCAAGAGGGACTGAACAATCTCGTCGATTGATTGCTCGTACAAACGCTCGGCGGTGATTACTGATTTAGACATAATAATTCTCCTGTTATTAAGTTAGGGTGTAATACATTGAAGTGAAGTCGGCAGTAAGTACGATCAATTACCAAGACATTTCTTTGAGCAGGGCATCTACCTTGCTCTTAGTATCTAGTCGTAGATCGTCATCTTCCCGTAGTGCATCGGGTGTTATCCCAAGTAAAGCATTCTCAATCTTGACCTTGGCTTGTTTCATCTTCGGGTCGTCAGTTACATTAAACTTGTCAAGCAAGGCAACCATCTCTGTAACATTACTGACAAGTGTGTCCCTGAAAATCTGCTTCTTCTCACCATCTAGCTTGGAACTCATGCTCTTTAGTGCCTCATGGGTACGAGTCCACACATCCTTGTAAGCTAGTTCAAGGTTATCGCTGTAAGCTTTGGCATAGGATTCCTTAAGAACCTGCTGTGCATCATTGCCAATCTGAACCCTAAAGTCCCCCACCTCAGGCACAGGGGAATAGCGGATTGAGAATCGGTACTTGTCCTTAATATCTTCCTTGCTAGGGTAGTCCATAGAATCAAACAGATCCCCAAGCTTGACCTTAGACCTTACGATCATGTTGTCCCAATCGGCAAGTGCTAAGTCCACTAGGCGGTAAAACTCATGTTGGTAGCCGGTCATCTCCTTCTCATAGTCAAAGAATAAAGATGTTGTCAGTAACCTTACCCCACTATCTGACCAAGGCATAGTTATAAAGTAATGCCTAGTCCGTGCGTTACCTGCGTACTTACCAATTGCATCGAATGTCGGTTCGTCGGCAAACAACTTCTTGTGATAATTCCCTGCCCGTGTGGTAGTTTGTTTCTGTGCGTCAATTTCGGCTGACACACTCTTGTCAAACTTGCGACCTGTCCACACACTAATGTTTAACTCCACTAGCATGGCACTACTGCTGATACTCGGTGCTGATACAACGGGTTCTGTAAAGTTACAGACAACTTCGTTTACTGTTTGATTCATGTTATTCTCCTGTTTAATTTAAGTAACATCTACTACTCTCTACAACGATTTACCACCATATAATATATTATACCAAAGTCTACTACCTGTGTCAAGTTTCTACGACCCATTACGCAACCCACCCATATGGGTACGGGGTATAACTAGGATGATCCTTTCCTCATCCATTGATTGCAGAGTTACATCGTGGTTTGTCCAACACACTATGCAATAGGTTCTTTTGCCTATGCGTTTGATCTGTCCTGTTCTCATGGCAACACCACCGACCAAGCTATATAGATACCAAGAGCAACGAGGGGCACAACCCATATGCAGTCAATGCACCACCTCTTAAGATCTTCCCATTCATTCTTGTTCATACACAATCTCCTTTAGTTTGATTAGTTCCTTCTCTACTACATCTCTGCCGTACTGCTCACGAATGGCAACGATTCTGTCTGCCTTGTCCTTATTTAATAAGAACTGTGCCCGTGTTTCGTTTGAATAAGCAACTGCCAAGATCGCCTCAAGTAAAAACAACTTATCTTCTGCTTTCATATTCTTAAGTCCTCAATAAATGTGATTCGTCCCGTTTCAGGGTCAAAGTTATATGCAGACCCTTTGTGCTCAGGGTGTCCCCACATACCTCTTAACTGCCACCAAACACTTGAATACTTCTTACTGTGCCAATACTTGACTGCCTCGTCAAAACTGTAATATCTACTACATAAAGTCGTTTTGTCAGAGTTTGCATGGGTAAAGTCCATCATTAGTTTGAGCAAAGCTACCCTCTTTTTGGCTGTAAGCTTACGGGGATAACCTGCACTCAATAGCCGTAAGATATCTTTCTCAGTCATTCTGACCCCCTTCTTCGTTACGTTCTGTTTCAACAAAAGCTAGATATTCATCTACCCACGATGCGGTATTGTTAGGAATATTGGCAATCTTTTCAAAAGTGCCATCTTCCCACTCAACTTCTATTACCCACGATACGATTCTTTTATTGGTAGTCATTTAATTCTCCTTGTAATCTCGTTCTCAATACTACGAATTAGGTATAGGTCTTTCACACCCATACCACCTAGTTTTAACTCCACAATTAACTGTCTTAACTTCTTAATGCTCATCACCTTTAGGTTCATTTCATTCTCCTTCAAAGGTTTTTATCCAATCTATATAGACTTCTTCAGGTTTTACCCAACGGCAAAGCCGTTTCCAATTGGGTACATCTATGGGGTAGTCAAGCAACATCTCACCCCCATCTACCCTTACTAGCTTGAAATACTCAGGGGTATCGGGTTTGCGATATAGCTTAATGACCCTCATGTTGTCCTCTTGGGGTTAAGTTGTTTGAGCATCGCCATATCGGTGATACAGATATAGTTAGACTTGTTTAGTGGTGCTATGGTGAACTTACGATCCTTAGCTATCTCGTCACCACAATCAAGGCAAACGGCATAGCCAATGTGAAGACGAGCTAAGTCGTACTGATCACCACACAATTTACATGTTGGTATGTGTTTCATGATTTGATGATCTCCCCACTCGATTCAAATTCTTTCCATGCTTGGCAAGTCGGGCAAAGGCGGTCATAGTCAGGGCATCTTTCACCCCAGTACTGAATCATTGCTTCCTCTGCATCGTCTGCTTCACAGGCTTTTGCCCATTCGTGGTCAAGCCACTTATCTAGATCTATGTTCATGGTGTTATCTCCGTTAGATGATAGAGAAGGCGGATTCGTCGCCGTCGTAGAACCAATGGGTATACGAATAGATACCATTGGCATTGTGGCAATTGCCACCGAATAGGGGCATAGATACGGATTCTTCTAGCCCTGCGGATTCCAACGAAACAAACAAGCCGTGTTCCTCGGCTACTTCTTCCCATTGCATTTCGTCAACGAGATCAAACTGCGGTACTTGATTCATGTGATTCTCCTGTAAGGTTACTGCTAAGTTTTAGGGTTTACTGCGTATAGTCTTTGAATCTTTTTTGACTATACTTATATTGTAACATACTAGGGTGTGAAAGTCAAGTAAACTGTATCTAAGTCTATCAAAGAATGTAATGTACCGATTGAACCTATTTGTTCTTATTATGTAGTTATGTAAGTTATTGATTTTCTAGTATTGTTCTTAATGAGATGTCTGAAACTATATACACAAGGACTTTTTTTTAGTTCTCCCTCAGTCCCTTGCAGAAAAGAATTTAAGAACAAATTTAAGCAAAAGTGCTTGAGTATCCAAAACGGACAGAACAAAGCGAACAATATAACTTTATCCTTATAAATCAACGGGTTCAGACAGAACAATATGACCGAACAAATGGGTTCAGTACCGAACAATATGCTAGGGTAAACACTTATGGTTTTGCCCTTGACAAATGCCAAAAATACTTTTAACCTGCATGCAGGTTAAAACAAAGTTCTCTGTAAGCTTACAGGCAACTTTGGTCACTGGTCTCTACTGGTAAGATGTTTTTCCGTAAGCTTACAGGCAACTCCGGTCACTGGTCTCTCTTGGTGTAACCTTACAGGCAAAGTTGTCGTGTGATGTTAAGCCGAATCTAATTGTCCCTATGCTGCTTGCTACTGAAGTCACTGGTCTCTTTCGCAAAATGTTGCGACGCAATATTTATCAAGTAAAAAAATAGGGCGAAAAAAAACCCCTCTTTCGAGGGGCTTGAAATGTTACTGTAAGCTTACAGGATTATTTCGAATCCTTAACATACTTATGGATATTTAAAGCTTTTAATACTTTGAGATCGTCAACAATACCCGCATATGGGTTAGTTTTCTCTTCACTTAAACGATCCATCGCACTAAGTACTTCACGAAGAGCCATTACCATTTGACCGGCGGGTTTTTTCTTACTACTATCCCCGCTTGCTTTTGCTTTTTCAAGGGATTGCATAGCCTTTTTAATATTACTGTAAGTAGTATCAACATTATCCTCAATTAATACTTTTCTCACAGCATTTTGGGTTTCGTTTAATGACTCAGGATTAGAGCGAATTAGTTTTTTAGCCTCATCATCAAGTCCTTCAATAATGAATCCACAAACTGTATCCCGAAAAGCCGATAATTGTGGATCCTTCTCAAGCTTACCCACAAAATGGTGAGAGCGTTTACCATTAGAAAAAAGCTTGTCGCATAGCTCTTTATTCTTTTTACTACCCGCTTGCTTTAAACCCGCTAGAGTACTGATTAAAATACCCTCATCCTTTGATACTACTAATACAGGATTAGCGGGTATTGGCTCGCCTACCATAGCCTTAACTTGTTGACCTAATGCCGATACTACTGGTGTTACTGTTTTAACTGATTTCATTTTTAATACTCCTGTTAGTGATTAAGAAATAATCTGAATCAATTTTGATTCATTAATAACAGTATACCATAAGATACTAAGGATTGTCAAGCTTTAATAGATTCCCGTAAGCTTACAGGCAACTGTGTACGCTAAGGGTTTACCCTACCCCACCCCCCAAATTCTAGTTTGGTTCCATACGCTAGGTTTGGTTTGCTATTACGCACGAGCATTGTCCAATTTTTAAGAATCGACATAGGAAACACCCCCCGTCATGTTTTTTAAGTACCTAGCTAAAAAAATTTTATATATAAAATTTTCGGTTTTTTATACATGTTGGGAAGTACTTGCATAATTTTTTCGTTTTCCTATATACTTCGCCTATCTACATCAAATTCGGACAAGGACTTGATGCAACAAATGCACGTTGAGCCAGACTTGGCGATACCATTCCCGGAAGACAATCCGGTGCTAGCAAACTTCAGGGAAAGAGCTGAAGCGGCATGCCGCACGGCAGATTTACTAGAGCTTGACGTTAACCCTACAGAAGAAGACCTGCTAGTTGCAGAGACTGTTGCCTATTCTGTGGCACAAGACGAGGACCAAGTAAATAAGAAGTTAACCTCTAAAAAGGCATCCCAGCTAAAACCTGCTACGTATTACCAAGTAAATGGCATCCTTAAAGAGTTTTCGACAAAGGTTGTTGAAAATGCGACCCAAATCCGCCTCTTAGTAACAAATAAGTTACTACTTGAGTCGGACAACGAAGATCCCAAGATCCGTATCCGTGCCCTAGAACTGTTGGGTAAGATTACCGACGTAGGTTTATTTACTGAGAAGTCCGAGGTTACGATCAACCACCGGTCAAACCAAGAACTGATGGACAGTTTGCGGGCTAAAATCCATAAATTGATGGCGCCCACTGAGGTAGAAGACGTAAAAACCATCAAAGTAAACGGGGAAACCGTTGATTTAGACGCAGAATTAGGTGTTGTAGACGAGGAAAAAACCGAGGAAGTTAAAGATGACGGCGACAGCAAACCAGCTTGAAAGCCTCACCGATGAAGAACTTCAGTTCTTATTGGACAATTTAGATCGGTTTGATGAGATAGACGCTGAAGAAACAGAGTTTGTTCTCGATGAAATGGATCGTCGCAAAGAAGCCAAGGCTGCTAGGCTTGATCTAATAGAGTTTTGTAAGAAAATGCAGTCCGATTACAAGGTTGGTGAGCATCACCGCAGATTGGCAAACCTCCTTATGGAGATTGCTGAGGGTAAAAAGAACCGAATAGCGGTCAATATACCCCCACGGCATGGTAAATCCCAGCTTGTTTCTATCTACTTCCCTGCATGGTTTCTTGGCAAATACCCCGATAAGAAGGTTTTAATGGTCTCCCACACGACTGATCTTGCTGTGGACTTTGGTAGGAAAGTGAGGAACTTAATTGATAGCCCCGCATATAAAGAGATTTTTCCAACTGTCTCTTTGGCGCAAGATAACAAGTCTGCTGGGCGTTGGAATACTAATGTTGGTGGTGAGTATTTTGCTTGTGGTGTGGGTTCTGCCCTTGCTGGTCGTGGAGCTGATCTATTATTGGTGGACGACCCCCATAACGAGCAAGACATCATCAATGGGAACTTCGATGTCTTCGAGAAAGCGTACGAATGGTTCACCTACGGAGCAAGAACACGCTTGATGCCAGGTGGTAGAGTCGCTATAGTACAGACTAGATGGCATCAGGATGACCTAACAGGTAAGGTTGTTCGAGATATGGTCCAGAACGAAGAGGCAGACCAGTATGAACTCGTTGAATTTCCAGCGATCTTTAATGAAGGAACAGATCAAGAAGCAGCTCTCTGGCCTGAATGGTTGTCATTGGCCTCTTTGCGTCAAACTAAGGCTTCTATGCCGGTGTTCCAGTGGAACGCTCAGTACCAGCAAAACCCCACAGCCGAGGAAGCAAGCGTTGTCAAGCGAGAATGGTGGAATTGGTGGAAGCAAGAAACCCCACCCCAGTGCGAATACGTGATTATGAGCCTAGACGCTGCCGCAGAAACACATAATCGGGCAGACTTTACTGCTATTACGACGTGGGGAGTGTTTTTTAACGAAGAAATGGACTGTCATAGTATTATTTTGTTGAATTCCATCAAGAAAAGATTAGAATTTCCAGAATTAAAGGATTTAGCCTGGAAAGAATGGCATGAGTGGAACCCTGATGCGTTCATTGTGGAGAAAAAGAGTGCTGGTACAGCGCTATATCAGGAGTTACGACGCACAGGAATGCCTGTTATGGAGTACACACCTCACCGTGGGAGTGGCGATAAGCTTGCCCGTCTTAATTCTGTTGCTGATATTGTTAAGTCAGGGCTAGTATGGGTGCCCGAGACACGTTGGGCAGAAGAAGTGGTTGAAGAGATTGCGGGTTTCCCATTTATGAGTCATGATGACTTGGTAGACTCAACAGTAATGGCGCTAATGCGTTTTAGACAGGGTGGGTTTATTAAATTACCAAACGATGAACCAGATGAAATCAGACTATTTAAATCTAAGCGGTTCAAGGGATATTATTAAGGATAGATTATGGCAATTGAAAAAGCACTGTATCAAGCCCCAGTAGGTATTGAAGAAGCTGCTGCGATGGAGAGTCCGATAGAGATCGAGATTGAAGATCCTGAGTCAGTCACTATTGGTATAGATGGTTTGGAAATACAGATTGAGCCAGAGGCAGAGTCTGAGGATGACTTCAATATTAATTTAGCAGAGTATTTAAAAGAAAGCACTCTGACAGAACTTTGTAGTGACTTAGTTGGTGACTTTGATTCAGATATTGGTGCACGTAAAGACTGGATACAAACTTATGTAGACGGGCTAGAGTTACTTGGTCTTAAGATCGAGGAGCGTAGTGAGCCATGGGAAGGCGCCTGTGGTGTTTATCATCCGATGCTCTCCGAAGCACTCGTGAAGTTCCAAGCAGAAACAATGATGTCTATCTTCCCCGCATCAGGCCCTGTAAAAACATTAGTCATTGGTAAAGATACACCTGAAAAGAAAGCTGCGTCTGAGCGTGTACGTGAGGATATGAATTATCAACTTACAGAAATGATGCCTGAGTATCGTCCCGAGACTGAGCGTATGCTCTGGGGTTTAGGTCTTGCTGGTAATGCGTTTAAGAAAGTGTATTACGATCCAAACTTAGAGCGTCAAGTAGCTATGTTTGTGC